CGTCGCATGGATTCCCAGCACCAGTTGAAGGAGTATGCCCGACATGAGTGCCGGCAGGTCCCCACCAGGTGATGAAGTCAACACGCCGGCGATAGAAGCGATTCGGACGCCATCCGAGCCAGTTCATGAGACCAACGGTCTGAACCTGCATCCCAAACACGTCTCCGGGAGAGCAGGGATCGAAGATTGAATACCGACCATAGATACTGACGTCCGTAGGAGTCAGTGATGCCTCTTTGAACTCTGATGGTCGCTGAATATGACCGTAGCCATTGTTGGCACGAGCCATTGCTGTTCCGATGGCATTCCCAAGTTGGGTTAATTCATCGGGAGTGCTAACACCAAATTTGCTCTTCATGTTACTTACCTCCACGTAAGAATTCTGTCATCGATCCGGCAGCCTTGCCATCTCCACCGACGATTACGATATCAGTTTCTTTTTTCTTGATAGGGAAGCCATTCATCATGTTCTTCTTTTTGTGAGCAGCTAACTGCTCTTCAGTCATGTCTTCCTCATCCATGGGCGCATTTGGATCTTCATTCAGATCCTCAGGATCCACAGGTTTCTTATCCTTGGACTTCATGCGGATGATTCGCAGTTTGCCATTGCGTGGAGCATCGGAGTTAATCTCTTTCAACCGTTCGTCGTCTCCGACTAACAGTTTCTTGAGCATTTCCTTAATCTCGACAACGTCTTTGGTCAACTGCTGGATTTCAGGCACTTCTTTGAAATCCACCGTCATATCGTCGCCAATATCGATCTTGAGACCATCCAACCGTTCGGACAGTTTCTGATCAACAATGTCGGCAAACGATTTCAGTACGGCATCGTCCAAAACAAATGTCTGCTCGCCATCGGCAGTTTCATCCGCAGATTCCTCTTCGACTGGAGCTGGAACTTCTTCGGGAACATCTTCTTCGGCAAATTCTTTCAGGAGTCGAGCCTCAGGAATATCGTCGTATTCCTTGAGTTCAGTATCAGATACCTGATCTAATTTGCCATCGATGATTTTCTCGTCCAAGCCAGCCTTTAACAACTTAGCTTTCAGTTCATCTTTGGTCATTTCCTTTACCTCCAAACTAGATTTTGCAGCTCCGGCTCCCGACCAGGGCATACACGGAACATCCGTGATGGTGATATCGAAAGTCTTTGTCTTCAGGAAACGTAATTCTTTTAACGTCCCCTTGTATTTAAGATGTACCGACTTACATGTCGGACACCGAAAACCCATAATAAGATGCTCTTTTCCAAGTACAAGTTGTTCTCCGCATTTTGGACATCCACCTTTGGCTTCTATAACATAAAAGCCACGAGAGCATCGCCATTTACCATCATTTTTAGCAAGAATATCCTTACAAACTGCTTGCGAAAATGGATCATTGTAAGCATATCCCTCGTCAACTGCAAATATGCCGATCCTACGCATTGATGTAACACGTCCGATTGCCAATGCTTCTTTGTGAAACATCCTATATTCTGGATATTCTCCAGTGACTTCTGCCATTTTAGCATCGTAATCTATAGAATTTTCGGAAAACGTTTCTCCCTCTAAATCTGGAACAGCAGCAGTGCTAACCGTCGTTATCTTCCATTTTCCGTCATTTTCTTTTTCTATGTAAACATCTTGAGCATCTTTCTTTTCAGATGCACTATCAACCCACGCGCCATCTTTTACTTCGTGGGATTTCTTGAAACTAGAAATTGCAGTAGGCCATCCAAAATCTCCACCAATTGCATCAGCCTGTTTGGCAATAGCATTAATCTGTACTAATGTCAATGACACACCACCCAATTGTTTTATTCTTGCTTCGGAGATTTTAGAATAAGGCATTGTAGTATCCTATGCATATATACTTGCTGCTATGAAAATTCACTATTATATTCACATTCACGTCGTCGTTTCTGTGATTCTGACATTTTGCGTTTAGTTTCTTCAGAATGATGCATGCCAACATTCCATGGAGCTTTGTCAGAACGAAAGAACATCTTACGTTTTACTTCTTCTGTTAATTTATGTCCTTTATTATTAGTATTTCCTGTCATTGCATCAGAAATTTTATGTTTTGCTTCTTCAGTGCACGTCTTACCTTGTCTACCTTTTGTACTAACAGACATTTTCTGTCTTGTCTCAATACTACGAGGTATTCCTTTATTCCATGGAACTTTACCTTTACATCCATCAGATATCTTACGTTTAGCTTCTTCTGACATTTTCAATCCTTTATTACTGTCAGCAGCTATGCGTATATTATATCTATTAGGTCTATCACGTTCTATTAATGCATCTTCATATCGTGTTAATTCAAACTCTTCACAATAAAGAATAACCTTGAATGAAAAGTTTTCAATACCATACTTATTGACGGCATATATAAGATGTATATTGTCATGATTATATCGCAATTCTTTAATGTGTCCATTGCATCGTCCATGAACATTAGTTGCTGATTGTCCTATATAAGACTTTCTATTCAACAAGTTTTTAATCTCGTATATACCAAAATATATAGTCATATTATCCGATGGTCGTAGGTACTATTGTATCAAGAGGGACTTTACGCATTTCAATATGACCACTACGATCTATGCAATCAGGGCAGTTTTCTGCTGCTTCGTCTACTACCCATGTGCACTGAATAAGTTTCGTGGTCTTAGTACGGTCTATTTCAATAAGATCCCAACGACATCGGCAGTTAGTCAAGCATTTCGTGCTGCCGTCTCCTGGGAACCATGGCAATCCTTTGAATCGCCCTGGCTGCCGTCGTGTTCCACCGGCAAACTCACCAGCCTCTGTAATGGCTGCTGTTGCCTTGCCAGCTTCTCCGTACATATGCGCACGAGCTTGTATGGCTGCTAATGAGATATTATCACGTTTCTCTGCTATAGTATCAGCAAATCCATGCAAAAATCTGTACTGTTGTTTAACTTCAGCACCGATACGTCCCCAATCACTCTGAGTCATATTATCCCAGCCACCTTTGCCAATCGTGCCAGTTGCTACGTGAAGAGCACGAATTTCTGACTTCATGGCCTCTTCCCATGCACCTATTGACAGATTGCCATTGTAAACCTGCGACGCCAAACTGTCAGCAGTATCATTAAAGATAGCAGTTCTTATGATATTTAGATTGTCACGAGAAGCCTCATCAATGGGAAGCTGCTTTTCAACAATTGGATTCATACTATCCTCAGTCATATTGCCTCGAACAATATCGGTATGCCTTGTCTTTGCGCTTCCGCCAGCATAGCCATTTGCGGTATCGCATCCTCTGGCAGGCTGAGCGTAATTCGCACGCCGTGGTCCGCAGAAATCGTTTGCACCTTATACACTTCGGCGGTGAAGGTTATCTCGCTCATTGCGTCACATTCGCGGCGATGCGGATGGGGGTCATGCAACGAATTCATGTGCGCCTCTATCCGGCGCAGTAACATTGCGAATCGTGCCAAAGTAGTCGGTAGTCACGCCTGCCACCACAGTCGATGCGCCAATTGCAGTAGACAATGACGTGAGTTTGTATCCTCCCGCATCCAAGGGAGTAGCAATTTGGTCAAGTTCTATCGTCTGTGTTGGATTTACTAACAACGGATCGGCGGTAATATCGCTAGTCCCCTGAGCCGAAGCGGGAGGCGTTACTGCCCAGAAGTTGTTAGACCAGGTGATACCTGTTGCATCTTCAGTCAGGGAATCGCTGCCTGATGCCGCCCGAATCAAGTTGTTTGTGATGACTGTTCCTGAGTGGTCGCATCCTGTTTCCGGTGCTCTGATAATGATGGCATCGTATGTGTTGGTAAGAGTAATAACCGTGTTATTGGTAATCGTATCGTTGGTAAGACATGAACCTGCCGCGCCACCCTTGGTAAAATCAATTCCAGCATGACAATTGACCGTAATATTATTGCAAATCAAACGGTCATGCCCGATTGCGTACCCAGCGATAATGCCTTCATTGGCAATGTATATCCCAAAGCTCCAACCAGAAAAGCGCTTGTATGTGGTATCGGAGGTGTAGTAACAAAAGTTCCCAGATATGGTCATATAACTTACCTGGTCTAGGCAGATATGCATCGCCCAATTGTCCCAACATCGATTGCCGATTATTGTTATGTGGTGTGTATAGGTACTTAGAATTCCCTCACCGACATTTTGATAGACCTGATTATTGCTGACAATAGTATGATGGCCGAGATCCGCGTAGGTAGTGCTTCCAACAGCAATACTACCACGCCAATCCACGTCGTGAGCTGCGGATACCAATCCACACCGATGGACCTGATTAGTGTTGATCAGATTATAATTACCGAAGGACAGGATACCCTGTTGCCACGTGTCATGCACATTGTTGCCACTGATGATAACATGATTGAACGACTGACCAGCATCCCAGTTGCCGTTAAATATGCCGTACCAATCAGCGTTACATACCTCGAAATTGCTAAATGTGACATAGCTCGCCGCAATCGTCACCAGGGCGGTATGCTCTGAGTGATCTACGTCCAATCCAGTGCCGTCGATTTTGGGAAGTGCACCAGAACCATAACACGAGAATACGATGGGATGACCTGCGCTGCCGCTCCGCGTAATGTTGAGTAATGCCGCCCACGTCTCGCCCCGCTTGAATAATACGCTCTCGCCCGGATTCAGCGTCGCCGCATTTACCTTGGCGATAGTCTGCCAGGGCGCAGCAGTCGTCAAACCACTGTTGGTATCCAATCCCAGGGTGGCATCGACATAATATACTTTTGCCGTCGCCCCGCTCGCCAACAGTATCGCCCTTCGCGTTCGTGGATTGGTCATATTTTCACCTGAACACCACACTGGCATGACCCGTAATTATGGACCACACCAGGCCGATTACCGATATGCCCAGCAACGTTTTCTATAGTCATTAGTAACTCCTAGTCAATGAACTCGCCCTTGATGGTCAGAGTCAGAGTGGTTGTTCCGGGACTCGTAGCTGCTACTGCCTTCAGGTAGGCATACAAGGTCGTGTTTACGCATGTGAACTCAAATCCCACGCTGCGAAGTGTGGCCACATTGAACGCAGACACAGGAGCCAGGTAATCAGTGATGGCAATCGGTATAACACCCTTGCATTGCGCCACATCGGCAGCAACCAGGGTAAAAGCGGCATTGTCAGCGGCAGGCGTCACGATATCCGCCCCAAAGAGCCACAGCTCGTAAGCCAGCGCCGCAACACCTGCCAGGGTGATGGTGTAGATCACGCTCCGCTTGCCAGCAGCAGATCCGGCACCAGCAAAGGTAATCAGGCCGCCAACCACGTCAGCGATGGTATAAGCACCATTGGTAACGGTCAGCGTCATGGGAATGGAGAAGCCTTTGCCCATTATATTTACATCACCGATGACCGTACCTGAGACAAATTTGGCATTAAGAGCAATGAGGATGTTCTTGATACCTTTCCACAGACTGATGCCTGTCTTCGATGCAGCAGTCTCAGCAACTGTTGAAGAAGCGGGAGCATCGGTAGTGTTGCCGTCTGCAACACTGGATTGTACAATTATGCCAGCTGGATCTCCAGGCTCGTCTGGATTGATCCTTCCAGATAATATGTACCAAATTCGTTCTAAGTAAATTTCAGCACCTGATGGCATTGTATATCTCCTTGATTATTTCAATATACCAAACTTTTTAATTTCTTCTTCGACAGTTAGTGCATATTTCGAAAGGATAGGATTATTGCGCCAACGCTCTAATTCGTCATGAAGCGTTTTCCTGGTAGGTGATGATCCGCGCACGGCTTCACCATCCGGTATTGGATCGCCATGAATATTGCGTGCTTCGGCAACGATTTGTTGTTCTTTCTCGCGCAAGAAGTCTAGAGCATCTTTAACTGAGTCGTACTCAAGACTTTGCTCTTTTATAATGATGGCATCTTGGATATTCGTACTAGGCTGCAGTTGTGCCACGATAACAGGTTGTCCTGTCCACATTGACCCTAGAGAAACACGAACTTCCTTGCAGATGCCGTTATGCCATTCGAACTTTGCCAAATCGTCAGGATAACGCTCTTTAAAACTATCGTTATGCACTTCGGTATCCGTTACCACGATACGTTCGTCAGTAACCAAATAATCTGGTATAACACCACGGTCTGCAAGTATGCGCAAAAATTCATCTTTAGTAATAACCTGTTCAGCACGATATTTCGCAGAATTGGCAGCACCACTTTGTCCTGCAAAACTATTGCCGAGTCCACCAGCAGATCCTGCGCCTAAACTCATAGCTCCACCAGTTTGTACACCAGGTAGCATCGGTGTCGGCAAGGTTGGTTGGCCATTCGGTTTATCAGGACTTGGGTTGCCGCGAGCCTTTGTTACGGCATTGGTAGAGCCAAATGCTGAACTGTCTGAATATGTATATTTGGGATTAGCAGCTTTAGGATTAGCACCCATGGTATCTTCTTGCTTAGGAGGCAAATTATAAAGTGGGAAGAAGGCATCAATCCAAGCCTTTGCTATGGCAGCAGCATTAGCATCTTCTTCGATGTCCTGCGTATCAAAGGCAAAATCTGTATCATCGTATAACTCGCCATTGATGTGACGCTCCATCGTACTGATGAACTCTCCCGGTCCTTTACCTTTTGCTTTAAGATGTTGAATTTCAGATTCACCTGCTGAACCAAGACCTCCACCAGCCATGCTCCAAAACTCTCTGGCATCAACACCAAAGCACAACGCAATCGTGTTAACATATTGTTCTACAACAGATTTGCGATCAAACGATTCTGGAAGAGATGCAAAGCCAATCATATCAAGACTGACTTTGGCACTTGGGTCTGAACCAATAAGCCACAATACCTGTGGAAATGTGAGCGAGTTGCCAGCTTCACGAGAAGCATGCCAAAGTTTAAGAGCATCTTGGAACTCATCCATTGTCAGTCCGGACACGGCAGCAACACCTTCAGGTGGCAGGTTGTCAAGTTTCTGATCATCGTAATCGTGCAGACCCATAAGAAGTTGTGCAGCCCTGAATGCTCTATCAACTGCACAAATTCCTGCTCCGAGATCGTATTCTCGTGGTGACGGCAGTGAAGCAAAGTGAATGAATTCTCCCGGCTTGAATCGTAATATCTGACCTGTTTCCATGGAAGAATACATAACTGGCGATAGTGAGTTGCCTGTCAATGAACAGCATAAGGCATCCATATGCCCTATATCAACCATCGGAGCGAATGTTGGATCGCCATCTTTCGCAGTCTCTATAAACGTGCCACGGTTTACCGTATAGAAATCATTAGAGACTGAAGAGATAAATCCTCCCCAGTCCCAACCTCCCATATGCGCAGCGCGTGATAGCATGCGAGCAGTATTAGTTGCATGCAAACGCTTGCCGGTTACTGTCCATCCCAGAGCTGCCATTTTTGCAGTCATAGAATAAATTGCGCCAGCTAGTATAGGCTCGTCTTGCCACACTGTTGCAAGAAAGAAATCTCTATTTGGATTGTTATGTGCTGGGACGTGCTTCCAACGATTTTTGCCATCTTTCGTGCCAACATCCTGCATCCACTGACGCATTGATCCATAGACTAAATTGTACCCGAGGTCGTGGTCCGTTTTACGGACATCTAACTGGGATAAGCGTTCTTTACTTTCTATCGGACCAGTCTCTACTTCGCCACTCTTGATAGCTGCATCAACCTTAGCTGCCATTTCTTTGTAACTGATAGGCTCATGCCTTAAGGCTTTGTACGCACTATTTATTCTGGTAAGGATAGTCATAATTTTAATATTTTCCAGTTAATCGTCAGTTTCGTGGTCTTTCTTGAGAAACTTTGTTTCTCTTTTAAATCAAGTATATACGAGCGTAGCGAGTATTATACTTGATTTAATTCTAACTCACTTATATATACTTACTTTACTTATATATACTTACTTTACTTATATATACTTACTTTGATTGCTTTGATGACTTCCGTTCGAATTTCGCATTGCACGTAACTTAGCATACAAAAAATCACAATTCTGTAACTAAACTTGGCATACAATTCGTCAATGCCGTCATAATTTCGTCGGACATCGTCACTTCTTCCATAACGGACGTAAACGTCCGGCCGATATATTCAATAGCTGCGCACTTTAAGTCGTCATCTGGCATGTCAGAAAGCATGTCGATAACCTTGCCGTCCAGTTTGTGTTCATTCCATTCCCAATAATCGTATAGATCCAACATATCACTGCATCTACACAAGAATGGATCTGCAGCATGCCACACAGCAGCATTATTGAAATATTGCATACGCTCGTTTTCATCTATAACAGCATTAAGTATGATGTCAAAATTAGCAAACGATGTCAATGGTTTTGCAGCAAATTCGACAGGCTTCACACCATAGTCATAAATGGTTTTGCCTGAAAAGTCTGTCACGATATCGTGCAAACGTTTCCAATGCTTCTCGTAAATGTGCAAGGACGTAATGTTATAATTCAGTGTGCCAACCCTGCATCCCAAGAAGTTAGCAACCAACATGTGAAGCACGGAAAACTCGAAGGTATTGATTCCAGAAAATCCCCATAAAATGTCTGATGACCGTTGTGCAATATTCAAGTGCAGTTCGTCAACACCGCCATATGTCTTGCGGATGATGAAATGCAACCAATTGTTGCACGGAATATCTTTTGATTCGACGTAATCCCTAACTGGGTCCCACAGTGAGATTACGGCTTGCCGTGTGTAACGGTCTTTAGCCAACTTATTAATGACGTTTAACAACTGATCCGTAATCTTGCCATACGAGAACCATCCTCGCATGCGAGTACCATAACCAGCTCGCCATGTTTTGCCGTCGTCGCTGTAATCAATGGCTCGTGGCAAGTATCTTGATAAAAACTTGACGTCATTCCTGCCGTTCAGGACCCAGAGCGTTTCTGCAATCTTGGCAAAAATGTTATCGTTGCGATGTGGCAGCACAAAACAACGTTGTTGCGGCAAATTGATTGTGATTGTTTGGAACAACAATTCATGCGTTTTACCAGCACGACTTTCTTGTTCAGTTATATCCATGCCATATGTTAAGGTGTCACCCAACTTAACAAGTGCATACGTCGGATTAGATACAGTTATACTAGGCATTATTTATCCCTCTTTTCAGCTTTATACAAGTATGGTAAAAAGTTTAACAGTTCAAATCCAATTATAATAATTGCCCAGGAAAGCACGCACTGGGCAATTTGTAATAACGACCAAAGCATCAATCCCAAGTTTGTACCAATACATCCAATCTATTTGGCGATAGTATACACTATAGTTGACCATAGCCCATCATTTCCACAGTAGATAGGGCAATATCTAAAGGAGAATACAAAAGGCATGAATAGGGCATGATCTCTGATTATAGGAGGAAGGATGTATTCTACGGTTCCGGTAGGTGCTGGTGTGTAGGTTGGATACGGAGTATACGTCGGATTAGGAGTTTGCGTAGGATATCCGGTCTGGGTAGGAACAGAAGTTGAGATTGCTGTTGGTGTATAGGGTAAAGATGTCGATGTCGAAGTTGACGTCATTGTTGACGTTGGTGTAGAAGGTTTCGATGTCGAGGTTGGCGTCGACGTCGGAGGTTTATGCGTCGAGGTTACTGTTCTGGTGACAGTTGGAGTCTTTGTAGGATTACAGTCAGGAGCAGCTCCGGCGGTAAGGCCGAGAACTACAAAAACAGATACGATAGTTAGGATCAATATCAAAAGTTTGTGATTCATTGTTTATATCTCCTCAAAAGGTTGTTATCTTCTATAATGGTCGGATTGTCCACCGGCCAGTCACACATGTTTTATAGTTATCACATACATAAATATTGCACATGCAATGAGGACTGCTAGTATTATTAATACTGATTGCCACCACAGCAACCCAATCAAACTTCCCAACCATACGAGTATTGCATATACAATTACTGCTATGACCGTAGATATTATCATGGAATCAGATAGTGTCATGTTAGTCATCATTTTCATGCACAATGAGCCAATATAAGTATTTGGCTTGGTTTTCAGCAGAGAGTTGCCTGAACATCACATCTTCGGGCTGCTTTGGTTTGCATGGTTTGGCAAACAGTTTGTTAAACAGTTTGTATATCATTGCGAACAGTAGCAAGGTTACTAATATTACTAAGAATGCAAACGCAACCATTACTATACCTAATTGAGCTTGATATTCCATCACGTCACCTCCCATAATATGATCATGACTATAACCGACCACGAAAGCACTGCGAATGCCATATCAATTTGATTGCTGTATAAAATATACATTAGCTTTATTTGATGAAGCAAAGCAGCACTACGATAAGGACAACGACAAATGCACTGAGTGCCACAGAAAGCACCGTACCCCAAATTACATTGGACCTGAATGGCTTGATCATGTTGCATATCTATTTAGCAAACACGAGGATGAACATGCTATAGATTACCCACAGCATGACAAGACCGATGCATGCGCCACCAAGTACACGAAATACCAGGTTCCAGTCAACAAGTTTGCGTTTAGTTGCCATATGCGGCAATTTGCCTTTGTGCCAACCATCTGAAGCGAAATATTGTTTGTTCATGATTTTATTCCTTAACATACTAAACTTGCCATCAATATATTTACGGTGCAACAACATCTCCCTGAACAATAACTTCAGTCGTGCGACCCATATCAGTGACCAAGACTCTGGTATCCAGCTGCCATATGCATTGCTTATTAGTAGCAATGTCATAGAAATTGTGCATGATTTCTTCATTGTCAAATATATCTCTGATCATACATATATATAAATTGGCAGTCACGTGCGCAATTTCGTTCTTAAGTTCTGTGGCAGTCTTGTCTTCCTTAGCAATTGATTGTTTAATTCTGTACATGATAATCTCCTTTCACCATACTAAACTTGCGTGAAGGAATTATTCTAGCAAGCGATTTTCAGAATGCTTAGGACCATTAATAATGTCCCGGTATCTGCTGATTAGTATAGGCATATTCTTTACCCATGCGTGCGATGTGACGGCAGCACTTTTTGGATCTTTGCGTGTGGTGCCGTCTTCTTCTCTGAAGAATGCTGGCATAGGATAAACTCCAGACACCCATTTATGTGCTTCCCACGCACGCAAACATATATCCATATCGTCCATGCCTTGCGGAGCATAAATCTCGTCAAGATAGTCAAGTTTCTCTAGCATGTTATGTCGCAGCAATAATGGACCACGATTGATAACATCACGAATTGCAAAAACATTTCGTGGTGTATTGTGGAAATTGCATGTATCACCCCACGTAATATGCTCAGAATCTTGGATGTAAAGGTTTACGGCCGCAAGGCTGGTTACCGCAAAGACATCTTCCCACATTAGCATAGGTTTAATAAGACGTACGTCATATCCTAGCTCAGTAACAATCATATCATCTTGGATGTTAAGAATAAAAGGTTGCGTCGCAGCACGATATCCTACGTTGCACGCACGCACCTCCCACACATCTGGAGTATGCAAGAAATTATAGTCGAACTTTATTTCGTGCGATGCCACGAAATACTTAGCAAGATTCTCTGACATATCCGTGCATCCATCGAACACGAATATCAACTCTTTTACTAATGATGACGAGTTATCGTATATGCCTCCGATAACTCGCTCTACAATATCCTCGTGATTGTGAACAGGAAGGACGATGCTAATCATGGGCACGCTCAAACATAACAACGCTCTTGTAGCAATGAAAGGAATAAATCAGACTGGCAAAACTTTTCATGTTGTCAGGATTAGTATCTCTGGCTTGATAAAAGTCCTGGTCTCCAAGTGCGAATAGTTGTTGCTCTGTTATGATATTGTATATAAAATTATATAACATACCATGTTCTTTGTTAAAATTTGAGTGAAAACTTGTATGAGTGTCCTCGATGACATACCAACCTCCCGGCTTAATATGTTTCATTCCAAGCATGAATGTATTTATTGTAAGCATATCAATATGGCTAGCGTCATCTATGCAAAAATCAATATCACCACCAATATGATCCCACACAGTTGGATATGTTTGATCAGCTTTAATTATAGTTAATCTGCCACCCGGCAATGAATCTTGGATGGTGGCAATTGCTTTAGGGTCGTTGTCAATGACGTATAGATGAGCATTTGGGAAGTATTCCAGCCATAAGCGAGTAGAGCCACCCAGTCCTACCCCAAACTCTACAACTTTCGTTGTAGACTCCCTTGCAGGCTCCATATAACGTGAGTAAAACTCAGTGTACCCATGAATTGCCTTGTCGGTGCAGTGTTTTATTGCTAATTCAGTAAGATTCATGTTATTCATCCACAAACGGCATAGTTGGCCTGGTCTCAACTCCAAGCATTTCATACTCGTGAATATACTTTGTCACGAGAAGTGTTAATGCAGCCTGATCCTCGCGATGCGCCTGATAACCTGGTAGGTTAGGAAGTCCGCAAACGTTTGGGTCAGTGCTGATGATGCGTCTGTCAATACAAGCTAGTAACCAATCATTTACGAATTCCTCAGCAACTTCAGTCTTCCTGACGATAACGACTCCTGCCCACACTTGCGTAGCATTCCAGTACAACTCGCTATCGCATCCCATGTAAACGAATGCGTCACGCTTAATCCAATCGTGGTTAACCCACGAACTATCACATACTAGAATATCTTTTACACTCTGGATAACGACTCTTGGATCGACGTTAATTCTGGTAGATGCATCCAGGTACAAGACGATATCATTCTCTGCTATGGCTGATAACGTATTCTTTATGATATATGGCTTCCAGGCCCAGAACCCTGCCCCACGCTGCGCATCCAATAGATCCTTATGATCACCATAGAATTGCGTATTACGTAACCAACGTTGCGTATACGCAGTGTGACCAGATAACTCAAACTTATTGCACTCGGCAATAAGCCTGTTCTGTAAGTTTTCGTAATATGGAGCACTGCTATAGGATATCGGGAAGATCACTTCAACTCCAGCACATAGATGGAATTCAGACCGTCATTCTGTAACAGTTTGTAATCAGTGAATGAGAACCATTTGGCAATCTCTTCTGAATGGATGTTGGATTCGATGATGATCATGGTTGGCTTCCAACGGTCCCAAGTAAAACCGTTTAACACATGCAGTTCAGCACCTTCTACGTCAATGACGACCAAATCCATGCGTTCATTGATACGGTCTGTTTGCCACTTTTCAAATAATGTGTCTAGTGTAACAGATGATACCATGCTGTAACGTTCAGGGTCGTACGCTATGCCATTACCATTGGCAGCAAAACATGCAAAGTCCTCATTTATACTGTTGTATGGCCATAGCGTTCCTAATGGACTGTCGTCATTAGGACCCAGGAACAGTTTGGCAATTCCTTCAGAATCAGTGACTGCACTTTCGACAACATATACACTGTTCAGTGCATGCACTAACCGGCAGCGTTCTGCAAGATCGTGAACTGGTTCAACACAGATTCCCACCCAGCCAGCCTCAGCCAATCCCCATGTATTTGAGAAGCCATAGCCATCATAGGCTCCGACTTCAATGAAATATCCTTGCTTTATGTTGGCAAAATATCTATCATAGACATCTGCAAGGTTAGCAATCTGACAGGAGTCGCTCATCTTATAGGACATAATACAATTCCTTTCAGTATACTAAACTTGCCTTAATTATTTACTTGCTGTCCAAATGTCTGAGACCTCGTTGGGATTAGATGCAAAATCATAAGGCATGTAGAAATAGCCTTTGTCTCCCCAACTGGCTCCCCAAGAATTTTTAATGATAAGCACTTTCTTGCTATCATCATAACCAACTACAAATACAGCATGACCACCAAGCAACTGCTCGCTAAATTTTGGCATTGGCATCATTCCAGTTTTAGCTACTGCATCCGACTCGAATGATTCATACATATTAAATCCAAATACCAAGCCATTTCCGGCAGCAAGACAAGATTTCATACTATTAAGCGTAGTCAGTCTTGAATAGACTATTGTCTTGAATCTGATAGCATCCTTTAATGCAGTTTTGGTAGGAGCTTTGACAAATTTGGAGATTGCATACTTATCATCATATTCTGGACTTACTCCTAAAGAAGACAGCACTTTCATGCCATCTCTTATTTCAGCACCAGAATCTTCACCAATCGTGCCTTCCAGTTTTCTCTCTTCGTAGTACATAAACATTGGAGAAAGTATCGTCAATCTCTTAGTTGATCTCTTTTCGATGAACTCTCTCAAACCTGTGGCCATAGAAAATGCAGTACAAGAACCAAGTTGACCCTGATCTCTTACTGGACTGCAATATTGCCTAAGATCAACCATAGGAGGTAACTGTTCTACTTTCTGTACCATATGAAACATAAAATCTCTTGTATCTGGCTTATCTTTTATGTAGCCATAGAAATGTGACATAGTGTGATTCCTTTCAGTACGCTGAACTTACGCAGCCATATTATTTAGTTGATAAACTTTCGGCGGTGAAGGTTATCTAATAAGTGTCTGAACAACGTAAACCAAAAGACCACCACCTAATCCGGCTATCATCATTAGCAGTGGTGCAGACAAACCAGAACGACCCTGTGCCTCAAACTGTTTTCTCTCTAGTTCAGCTATACGCTTAGTCAATTCTGTGGATACCTGATTTAGTGAATCCGCAACTGCTGATGCTGTGCTAGCTACTAGAGAACGCAATGTTTCGGCCGATGACGCTACTTGGGCAGCCAGTACAGATGCTTGATCTACTGCTCGTTCGTTAGCCACAGACACAGCATTTGCATCCACCACTCTGATAGCGTCTAGACGTTTGGTCTCTGCTACACTGATTTCTTCTGTATATTTGCGATGGTCAGATAACGCTTGATCAATGCGGCTAATCTCAGATTTTAATAGATCTTTTGTGACCATCTCGCTGGCCATTTGATCTACCTTTTCAGCGATACGTGCAATTGAAATTGCTTCTTCTCTGGTCATGATTGCAACATCTTAACAGTTTGATATACAGTCGACTGAATCTGTAATGCTATCCAACCTTCTGCAATTCTGACCCAAACGCCATTCATGGATACACCTAAATTCTTGATTGTGACCATGTCAAGCACTGGCCTGGCCTTGCCATCCAGCGTTAATGTGCCGGCAATGGCACCAGTGCCAGGAGTAGCACGAATATTCTGACCACTGACTAGTGGTGTTACGGTAAATGTTGATCCAGGTGTTGTTACAATATCTGTTAATGGTGTCACGTCTATGCCTCCAAAATACGATTTAAGTTCTAGTTCCAGTGCTGCAGCTGTAAGATCATCCCTGGAACCTTTGAACAGGTTGATATCAATATTAACTCCACCGGTAAACTCGGGTGCCCAGCAGGAGCAGACCTGGCGCAGCACGCAATGACCTGGCGCACCACCGTCGTCCCACACCCATTTATTAAGGAGTGGTATCAAGACTGCCCAGGTAGTAACGTGCCTTGCATTATCAGGTTGAAGTAATTTGGGATAGGATGCCCACCAATACTCTTCGTTCTTCATCCACGCACCTTCAGCAATATGCGTCGGTAACCACCACCATGTGCCACTGTAATCGATAACCTTAAGACCAGCTGCTTTCAGTTTGGTAATCAGTGATAGCAAGTTGGTTGCTACACGTACAGGATTAATGACAAACGCATCCAGTTCTATATCAAGAGCGATGGCTCTGGCTTCCGGTGGGATGTTGGCCATGATCCATTCGAATACCTGTTCTTGATCGTACCACGAACCATACACAATATACGGCATGCGATAGAAACATGTGCTTTGTGCCCACTGAGTCTTGAATGTGACGTCCAGACGCATGCTGCCATCTGACTGATTCATGCGGATGATGTTACCACGCACACCTACGCCATATAGGCCACGCTCATCCAGCAGTGGATCACCTTCCCAAGTGTCCATGACTATAAGTCTGCCCATTGTTACCTACCTGACAGAATGAATATGCCGGTAACGATTGCCCATATTGCCAGGATGATTCCACCAGCTTCTACATGCACCAGTGAAAATATACCAAACAATATAAGCCAAACGCCCAATAAAATCATGCCAATGTTAGATGTTATTTTCATAATATTCTCCTATCAATATTTACCTAGTTTAACAACAATCGGTTTCTTGTTGACTATTGTTCCGTAAATCCACTCAGGTGGTATACTACCTTTGTACATGGAAGCATGCGAGCCTTCAGGATCTTTCCAAACATTACTTGGAACTGCTGCTACAATAACGGCTTCTGTCTTAGAAGACCATGTGCTAAACTTTGGATCACTTTCTACATCTCGCCAAAACCAAATGTTGTCGCTATCTGACACAGTATTCCATGTACTGCCTTTAGGATTGCTTCCTGGAACAAGACCGTTCTGCAATATGCTAGACACGTTCTTGGGTTTAGTCATATGCATGACAAGAATGTGGTCTGGTGGTGGATTGAATGTCGGATTCTTGACGAAACTAGGATTAGTCTCAAACGAACCTTTAGGAAGACTCCCACCTTGTTCTCCAGGACGTCCTTTATGATCTGGAAACGATTTGAGTTTAACCAGCACAGCTTGCTTCTCAATAATTGTGCCAGTCAACGGAAAGTCGATGTGTTCATCTCCAAACCATAACGATATTGAATCAAAACTTTTCTCGTATGCCTTATCGTCAGTCGGCATTTCTACCACAGTTTTGTCAGTATAGCCAATGGTCATGTGTGCTGTGAAGCCATGAGTCTCTTCTGGATAATCTAGCAATCTGACCAATGCTTGTCTAAATGCCGGCAATGCACGACTATCAATAAGCGTTACCACAGGTGCCTTATTGTCATTCTCTATACTCTTAGGAAAGACAGCAAAACCGGCAAACTTTCCTACTATTGGAGCATGTGTTGACGCAAAGTCGGTAAGTTTCTTGATTACCGCAGTCTTGTCAAGCGTATCCACAGGTCCTAGGAACAACAGCGTGACATGTGGGTCAGGCTCTTTGTTTGCCTTGCCAAATTCATCTTTGGACATGTCAAAGCAGACGATGGCTGTATCATGCTGTTTGAGTGTTGTAGCAGCAGACCTAAATATATTGAATGGTACATCAGGTAACTTACTATTGTGACTTATATCAAGAACTAATCCTGGCACCCATTGCTCTGAAGTTTTATTGCGATCCTTGCTAACGTCCTCTTCTCTCCACGACCTGTTGAATATGCCATTCTCTTGACAATAAGTATTCACTTTATGTCTGAAGTCTGGTGCTTTATCACCTAAGGATGTGATGTCAAACTCCATGTGTATGCCACCAAATATTGAACCACTCCATATTCGTGAATCGATGATAATCTTGCCGTAGGTCTTTGCTATGGCTTTGATGCCAGTCGTTACTTCTTTGTAACCTGTATACTTTTGGTTTGGAGATGGATCAAAGGTTGCATGGTCGCCTGTATCGCGAGGCAGTGAACCACCTTGATGACCTGGTATTCCAGCATGATCTGGAAACGACTTGAGTGTTACGACGACAGGATTCATAGCAATGACTTTATGACAGCTTTCATAGGAAATACTCCTTAAATTGCTAACTTTTACTCAGTAATATATACTTACTTCGACAAACGTTTGCTAATCATCCGGTAAGCCTTTGCGTCGTCCGCATCCAGACGTCGTTTCCACTTGTTCTTAAATTTCCACCAGGCCACGGCTTTCCAGACTTGTTCTTCTGTCTTGCCAAGTGTGGTTGCCAGCAGTTTGACAAAGTGTTTTTCTTTCTCATATTCTTCCGTAAGAGCGTCTTTTAGCTCGCGCAGAAAAGTCATATATTTTATATATTCTGACTTGTCTTTTCGCGAATTTACGAAGTATTCCACATCTTTTAGCTCAATTTGGTCATAATTCAGAACATAGTCATCGTCCTTTTCTATGCCAAATGATATCTTATATTTACGTTCGTGTGGGTCATAATCCCATCCGACCGACTCCACTGTATCTTTAGGATTATATTTGAAGTAGTACATGGTCGTCTTGTTACTACTCCAATGTTTGTTGCGTTCCACAGCTTCTACAACCTGATAGACTCCGGTGTGTGGCAGTGGAGGAATGCTCCAATCATTCATGTAATAAGTCTTGAAGTTGTACTTGTAATCTTTTGTACTGCTATACGAATGATTCAAGCTGCCGGGACTAATCATGAGAATCCGGGACCCAACACCAATCTTGTCGTTAATGGACTTTTGCCATTCTCTCCAGGAGATGTGACCGTCATCAATAATCATCTCGTCATCCCTAACTAATTCAAGTGCACCTTCATACGTCTCTGGCTTGAATAGCGAGGCGCCAATCTTCAGTGGTGCGAACAGGTCAGTCCTGTCAATCAGTCCCTGGATTATAAGAGCATTGCGTTTGTAGATGTATTCTGCATCAACGACTTTCTCACGATCCCACGATGAAAGTCGTTCATCGTCAAGTTTCTTGAACATTTCTTGCATCTCGTGTTGTGTAGCAAACAGTCTACTGCTAAACACTATATCAGTCCACAATCGATGAATATTTTCACCATTCCTAATGATGAGATACGTCATCATGTTATTCTCATTCATGCTGGCACTTAGGAATGCATTGTCGGAATATTCCCGACGCTGCCGAGACGGCTTCATGGCAAGGATGCCTTTCTTTTCAGGTAGCACTTTGTCAATATTGACACGCAACCATGCATCAAAGTCTTCTACATTCTGCCAGTCAAGACCTTTCTGTCCAGTCTTAGGATTCTCTCGTGGGTCCCCATATTCCTCGTCCATATAAAGCACGGCTTGCCGCATGTATATGGGACCGTTATCCGTAGCACCTTCAACTATGGTAACCATGCTATGATACGTGCCAAGATACATCTCGATTGCATCAATGACTTTCTGCATCTTGTTAATCTTCTCATTCATAGCGCGAATCATGCCATCAAGTTTGTTCTTCTCGCGTGCGAGATAAGCTGTAGCTTTCTTAACAATGAGCTTACGTCGCTTGACGTCGTCCTGTGCATCCGTGATAAAAGACAACGGCTTTGCTATGGTAATAGCCGTTGTCTCGTTATCCTCTTCTACTTCACTAAATGTAAATAGCTGCGGATTTGATTTTACTTCTTCGTAAGCCGTGCGGATATCGTCTGGTGAATCAATGCCGACGTAATCCCGACGGTCCTTTTCTATGTGACCGTATTGATGCCATTCGTCGTTCCATCTATGTTCAAGATCGTATGATCCATCTGGATATATTTTTGCCACACGATAGATGCTACCACTACTGACATCAACTACGTACTTGCCTACTTCTATCTTATTAAGTTCTTTACGTGATGGAATAATTTCATCCATCGTCACCTCTTCACTTGTATCGTCACAACGTTTGCGGCCATAGGCTCGATGTTGATTATCCCACCTGTCGTGCGCAGTTCTATACGATTGTCTGCAGTAAGCTGCAGTTCCAGTGATATTTTCGTACCTGGCACTTCAATGCGCATCCAGTCGCTATCGGCTATAGGTTTCCACACGTATCCTATCTTACCGTTGCCGTACTCCAGCTCGAATATCTTGATTTGCATCTTCTGTTTCTCGCTCATTTCTTAAGTCCTCTCAACAAGTCAGGAAATTGGTCTGCCGATATACCGAAAGCAAGTGCCACGAGTCGTTCTGCATCTTGCAGCATATTCGCAGCACGTAGCACTTCTGGTGTGATAGGACTCGGGCCGAACTCGTGCACTTCCACTTCACTTTCGTGCTTCAAGCCTTCACTACGTGCAATGATGTTATCACATACGGTCTCTACCACGGATAGTGCATTTTTGCCGTTATAAAAGTTACGTAACCATGTTCGTGTGTCATTGACGAGTTTCTTAACATATTCACGTCGATCGTCGTCTCCTATTGGGTAAACGTTATAACTTGGCACCTCATATTCAGCAAGCACCTGCTGAGCATATTCTAAGTCCAAATATCCTGCCGAGTCAGTTAGGCGCATAGATTTGCGCAATTTAATCAGTTCGTGCACACGTTTCATATCATTTGATGTAATCATAATAAGTTCTCCTTACCATACTAAACTTGCACACGCAATTCACACGACATTCTGAGGAGTGCTATAGGGTACACGTTCTATATCATGTAATTCAAATCCGTCTAACTTCAAGCTATGCCGCAGTGCCTCGAATTCTTCTTCTGTTAGAATCAATTCGATACGTGGCATAATCTGATGCATGGTAAACAATTCATCGTGAAATCTTGCTTTAGGATTAGGATCTGGCCACATGGCAAAGCTATAGTTGTATTTCACACGACAACTCCACCACCAGCATTAGATTTCCAGAATGCCAAGCATACGGCATCACCATAATCAGTAGACCGTCCTAGTCTCTCCCTGATGCTATCTTTCGACTCAAGTACTATCGTGTTGTTCCGTCGTACTTCGTAGTGCGGAGTAGTCAAGTCCAGTGCCAGCTCATCGATAGGAGGCAGCATAATCGACGATCCCCATTCAGGATCTAGCAGTTGCCGTATGTTCCACCACATGGCAGCACGAACATTGTAGAATACCATCTCCTTGGACCTATCCTTCCATATCGTGGGAGCCGACACGGTAATAGGACGCAGTCCAGTAATGCCGTCCTCACGTAGCATATCGTATACCGATGCTCCCAGTCCACCGTCCATTTCAATGTTGATGCTACGTCCTTCGTGTATTGCCGTCACCCTTGCGGCAGTTGCCGTCGTCGAAAGTTTCGAGTATACGTAAATTTTGGAGATGGCGCAGCCTTCTCTGCACGCCAACACGGTTTTGTCGTCGCCTCCTCGTGCTACGTCCACGCCAATTGTTCTCGTGCCATTCGTGCTGCTATCATGCGCAAACTTGCTGTCACGCCACGACTTCCATCGTTCAAATGCAGCACGCACCCACGACAAAGGTATCATGCCTTCCTCTGTCTCATCAGCAAACTCTCCTAACACACGGTTAAGGTATAGCGCACTCGTGGTGCCCCATTGTCGTGCTCTTTGCTTTGCCCATTCTGCACTGATGCGTCCTGCCACGATAGAGTCCTCAAGTGTTACGTGTTTCGTGGTCCAATCCTCGTATCCTGCTTTATGCATGTGTATGTCATAGAATTGTCCATCGGGATTTCCTGGAGTACTGATAGCAAATGCGTATGCTTCATCAGTAACACGAATGTTTGTCGTGGTATCGTGGTCTTTCGTGTTACTACGTAATGGAATGCGTATATCGTGGTCTTTCGTGGGAAGCGCAGTAAGCACGTGCTTGTCGTGGGGATGCGTGGGACGCAGTACGGACGCACTTCCTGACGCACCCTGCTGCCCAAGTATTTGCTTTTTTATAGTATCTACATACGACTTGTACCCTACTGCATCACTCATTAAATCAAGACTTACCGTGCCTTCTTTACTATTATCATGCTCTTCAATACTCCCCTGCATATAGTCTTCTGCTACTACGTCTATTACGTCTTGATTCGTGTCCGAATTGCTTTGCTTATTATCTATTACTTCACTACCGTTATTCGAAATAACTTGCCCTGTAATAGTGCTTATTGTTTCGTGGGATTTACCACGAGTTTTTATTGACTTATCATAAGCCGTTTCAAACATATTCTCATACTTATCTTCTACGTCATCGAAATCTTGATTGCTGTTCTTGATAGAACTTACGTCGATATCGTCTTCGTATTCGTTACCGTCTTCTGAATCAGTTCCTGGATTGTTGATAGAATCCCATGCGCTTGCTATGCTAACTATTGCGTCTTCCTTATGTGCTGTTATTTCTGATGGAATCAATGTTTTTTGGAACAGGTCATGGTCTCCCTTGATAAGACCTATGTCCTCTGTATTGATATCGTCATAGTTAAATGTTTGATTTACCTTGCCAGAATATGCGTTTGCGAATGCTCCTTCGGCGGCATTCCATGTATTTCTTGGAATTGACTTAGCTTCATCGAAGATGTAGATTAGTTTCTTTGCATGCGCACCTTCTATGGTATTGAAATCGTCAGATACCACGGCAAATGCTTCCACAACTCCTCCCTGAAGTTTGATTGACATTTGAAGGAACTCGTGGTTAGGATCATACGGACTACGTCCTATGTAATCCCAATCTATTCCTTTGCCAAGCTTCTTAATTTCTGGCCATAGGTATTTCTCTACTTGCCGCCATGCGGATGCTGTCGTAATAACCTTACAGTCGTCAGATGCTGTTAAAACTGCGTGATGTACTAATAGTGCTGCGATAAACGTTTTGCCTAAACCATGTGGTCCTCGTACTGCTACCCTATGATTGCCGTTATCAAAATAACCTAAGATCTCTTCTTGATAAAACGTCATTGACTTTCCTAGTTCCCCCATACAATCATAAGCGAAAGCTATTCTGTCATGTTCGTACATTCGTTGGAATTTTGAGAACTTAGTTGACCCTGATACTTGTACTGATATTGATTGAACTAAATCCCGCATATTAGTTGGAGTTGTAATCTTATCAAACATAAGTCTTCCTTAGTAACGTCTTAGTTTGCTAGTTCTGTTTCGTGGTCTATCGTGGTCTTAGCATAGCTTGCCACGAAACACGGTTTACCACGAGTTTATTCGTGGTCATGGTCAATTATTTATCTATTAAAGATAACATATTTTCTAATTTCTTTACATATAAAACTTGTATATTTGCCGGCGTATGATATAGACTGGCAAAAGATTCTGCAAACATTTCTGCCTTGTTTTGTTTTGCATATTGTGATGGATAAAATGCATCTGATACTATATCTTGTATGGTATGAGGTGCATTACTACTTTCAAAATTATAACTTTCTTTATAATACTGAGCACGTACAGCGTGCCCAAATTCATGTGTTAACAATGATTCAATATCGTCACATCCAATTGGATGCCAACCATTTAACGAATCTGATATGACATTAGATTCTAGAAATGTAATGCGTTCTTTTTTAAACCATTGTAAATTAAATCGTAATGCATGATCCATGCCATAATTATCTTCTCGTCCATATATATGCTCGCCCAAATCAGCACACTTAAGTGCTATAATGTTAGATGCTACTTTGGGATATGTATGCGCAAGCACATCAAATTGTTTGACTATACGCTTGGCAGCATAAAAATCTGCTTTATCGAATACAAATCCTATATTTGGGTAATTGTTGCGCCACCATTGAGCCAATTCAGTATAGTCTTTGCACGATGACAAATCTTTAATTGGTATAGTTATTACCGTGCTAGTACCTTCACCACGCTTAGCTGAACCACCGTGCTGTCCTGGTCTACCTTTATGATTAGGAAACGATTTGAGTACACCAGTTGTTGGTCTGTAGTGATGCCAATCAATCGTACGTAATCCTCCACCCATAACTCCTATACTCTGAAGCACACGATATAACGGAGAAGTCTTGGAAGCCGTCTTCAATGATTCCATATCTTTATATGGTCGTTTGAATAGGCTCATAGGATCCTTAACATCGTGTGCGACAGCTTTAGCTAAGGCTTCACTTCCACCGGCATTAATAACTATAGTAGCAACCAATGAACGCATGGTACTACGTACTAATGATGTACGTTGTTCGTCATTCATATTAAATAATTTAACTAATTCATTGTCCGAAAATGTGTGCCTTAATGACTGTACTTCATAATTGCGTGCATCACGCAATGCTTCAATCCCTGGATATATTGATTCAACTGCTTTCCGTGCAAAATGTTCTACTAAACCTTCCTCTATATAACTTTCACCTGGCTTTGATAACACACCAATATGTGGAGATTCTGTATGATAGTATTCGTGAGCAAGCGTAGTCAAACTGTTGGCTGTGTTATCGTCTAACTTGCCATCTTTCATCAATTGTTCCAAACCATTACTAACTTTGTTGTCAAGAAATATGTTGGATCCAGACGCTGCACCACGAGTTGATGTTTGATTTACTTCTTCTAGTCTAGGGCTATGCAATTCTATGTTTCGTGGCCAATCTACGTGATTAGTTTTTGGAGAACTATTCTTGATAAAATCTTCCATGCCAGCTAATGATGTAAAATCATAACCACGAGGAAGACTTCCTCCCTGATGCCCAGGAATGCCTTTGTGATCTGGAAACGATTTGAGCACACCGATAGCAGTCATAACTTCTTCCCATATTTATCTTCATAGTCTTGATAAATCTGTATCAATCGTGTTACATCTCGCGTGCTCATGCCAATTGGCATGATTCCCACGATATCTTTAGGCTTAATACTTCCTGTTATTTCAACCCATGATTCGTTTACTTTACGTACTATATCTGATGGTGCATCTACCACGATATTGATAGCACCAAAGCTAGAAGGATCTAAGGTTGTGCCCATAATGAATGGAAGACTTTCACCGTTACCTGTTGCAGACCCTGGTTGTAAACCGTTATCAAGAATGCCTTGAATGTTACTGATATGCGTGCCGTGATAAACACGTGTGAATCCTTCTTTTACAGAAGGCAGCTGCGCTGTCCGCACGTAAATGGGAATGTTATGCGGATTATTAAGATTCAAATCGTTGAATAGCATCAACGCACTATATTCTTTGGCAGTAACATCTGTCGGCAAGGAATCTTTAGGCAATGAGCCACCTTGAATGCCAGGACGTCCCTTATGGTCAGGAAACGATTTCTTGACAGGATCATCTATTGCACCGATTGTTATTCGTGTTTCGTCTTTATAGCCAGGTAGTGATTTCATCCAATCGTCGTTCTCTTCAGTGTTGATAATTATATCCGTTTGGCTTACAGGGACCTCCAGGGACGTTTTGAGTATACCAACGTACCTTTTACTCCCTTTCGGCACTGCGACCGGATTTGACGGCATTTTCATGACGCGAATGACCTGTTTAGATGAGGTTGGCTGCTCTTTCAATTGCATTTCACCGAAACGTTCTCTACCTGACTTTGGTACTATATATTTGGCACTGATAAAATCTTCATATGTAGACGTAGAATACGATTGATTGTTTGAACCATCGCTAGAACGTATCATAGATGTCCAAGTCAATGTTGTACCAGGCTTCATACTAAATTTGTCTTCATCCATTAAACGCTGCAACCTATGAAGCGTTTTATTGTCCATATTATATGTGTCAATAGCTGTCTGCTGCTGAAATTCACAAACACGTATTGCACCTGTTTTGTGCAATGCAGCAAATACTTGCACTGCAGCATCGCTACCAGCATAATTTTCTCCATTCGGTCCAAATATGTTGCGTAACAATTCACCTTGTTTGGCATTTAATCCAAATAATTTGTAATTCTCTCCAGCTGTCATGAATCCTATGTGACCATTGGCTTGTGAACCACCTGTAGCAAATTCTATGAAATCGTCAGACACGTCAATAAGTTTGTCGTCTGGCATTATCCAATAACCTTTGCCAAATCCAGGCCTCGTCTTGACTTGACTATACTTATCAAGCAATACAACACCTGCCGGTAAACTCCCACCTTGATGGCCAGGAATGCCAGCGGTATGCCCATCTTCAGCCGAATAGGACTTCAATACACCGATAGCTTTAGCACGAGGCCTTGCGGCATATTGAATGCCATGGTCCCCAGGATAGGGTTGCGTGTGAACGAATGCCGTATTGATAATGGCTTCAGGAATGCCGTCTGGGAAGGCATCGCACGTTAGTTTTACATCGTGTTGATGAAAGAATTTGCAATCAAGGCAAATGGGCGCAGGTCCGGTCATTCTATTTACCCTTTACCAATATTAAATCGTTAGATTGCCATGCAAACCTGCTATAATCTTTTTTATAATCTGCAGCATCTAATTCTTTATATTTTATAGGATTATACTTTGGTGCAAACGGTCCTTTAATCTTATCTGCCTCGTTTCGTACAATTGCATGAAATTGCAATATAGTCTTGCCTTTCGCAGTGGTACTACCATCGTATTTGTAATACATGCCTCTGCCAATAATAATTTCCTGATCTGCTAAATATCGTGGTGGATCCATAATTTTTGGATTATCCCAATTAGGCATAGACTGAGACACATGACCAGCATATGCAACAGGCAATCCTTTAGGCGCAGATATTTGAACAAATGTTTCACCGAATCGCTCAGTTAATTTCAAGTCTGTAGAAGTGCTGGCAAATCCTTTATCTTCATATATAGCACCCTCTTTAAATTTTGCATTTTCTAATCCAAGTGCTCCACGATACAATATCGTATCTTCTGGTAATGGCTGCATAGCACTATCCATATATTGGACTTGCTGTTGTGGAGTTAGACGTATGTGTGTTGATTCGTATTCAGGATGCATACCTTTGTCATTCCAATATTTCCAATAAGTTGTTTCATCTTTTATGACAGCATCTGGCTTAACTTTGTCAAGTGGTACAACTCCGCGCAAACCACGATTTATTTCTGCATGCATCGTATACGATTGTAATGCATAAAATTGATTCTTGTCTATATTTTTTGCAAATTCTTCAGAACGTTTTAGATATTCTTCTTTAGAAATTGCCACATAACCACCAACTTTTTTAGGCTTAACAGTAATTTTATCATTATTTGCACTTGCATCTCGTGGTAAGCTACCTCCTTGATGGCCAGGAATGCCTTCGTGTCCAGGATTAGGGAAAGATTTCAATTTGATAGTTGCTTTCATTGTTCACCACCTGATAACGTTCTGATTTCCGACGGCTGAAGTGATACGGACATGTCTCCTCCCATGCGTGATGCAAGCTCTTTTGCTGCTTTCTCACGGTTAAACGGATCAGGGATCCACTTCATGAAGAGATCCGCAACAGTGGCTCTTAAATATAATACTTGCGCAGCAGTCAATGTGTTCCTGTTCTCAACACGACTCATACGCTCTACCAAGTTAGCCATCGAAGATATGATTATCAAGAAGCGATTGAGCCAAATGCCATAACCTTCCACAGTAGGATCAGGAGAATTTTCTACGAACTCATCAAACACAGCTTTGGCGCACGCGAGTTCATAATTCAAGTTTAGTAATATAGACCTGTCTACACTTAAATATGAATCTATAGAATTCTTGAGACGTAACCGTGTCACTTTGGATGAACGACCATTCGTAATTCCTGTTCCGTGTGCTCCAGAATTCCCACCATGAAATTTACACGCACCTGTTCCAGAGTGATAGGTGCCGCCACCTGCTGGATTTGTACACCTAAATGTTGGGTCTTTATGGATACGTCTGAAGCAAACAGCAGTCTCAGGAGTATTACGACCTGGCAGCTTGACGTAGTACGTAGCACCACCTATGGTGCCTTCTTCAGTACGAATATTTGACGGAGAAATTTTCTTAAATTCAATCATTGTTAGTCTTGCAATAATCCCATATCAAAATTTTGTTGTTCTGCTATAGCTTTTATACGCTTCATAATATTATCATACTTATCTTGTATGAAGTGTCCATATTTATTGTTAGCATTAGATTCAGCAGCAACTCTCAACACACCTGCTCCTCTGTACCAATCTTTTTGCCTTCCAGAACGTATAGCCTCTATCATATTTGCCAAACGTTCGTGAGGAAATTCTTGATTGACAGCTGTATAAAATGTGACTGTCTTAGCAACATTACCAACAGGCTCACTATCAGCAGGAAGTGAACCACCTTGTTCACCAGGACGTCCTTTATGGTCAGGAAATGATTTGAGTTTGAGTATAGCTTTCATATGCCAAATACCTCGCTGGCAAACTTATTTGCAGATTCTCTGGCATTGTTACCATCCCATTTCATCTGTTGACCATTCCATTCAACACTGCTAGATGCAGCAACATGCTGCATTCTGTAACCACCAAAATGTTGAATGCTAACCTTTCCATATTCAGGATGTTCCGGCACATCGTAATGTGTGTAATGCCCACTGGCAGGGCTTTCGGCTATGTTTTTAAGCCATTGTCCAAAGCCAGGTGCTTTCACGCCTTTTGATGCAGCCTTCAGTTCTTTCTTAGCAGCATCTAATGATTCTTTTGCAGCATAATATTTAGCATTATACTGTTCATATTCTTTCTTATAACGATCTTCGTATGCTTTGGTATATAATTTGTAATAACGTTTTGATTGACTATTTGCAAGCTCAACACTATTTTGCAAATCCTTAACTTTGTCATTGGCATCGAACATTGCTTTCAGTTGTGTAGTTTCTCCACCAGCATCTCGTGGCAAGCTACCACCCTGATGCCCAGGAATGCCTTCGTGACCAGGATTAGGAAAGGATTTTAGTTTGATGGTAGCTTTCATAATATACTCCCAAATGCCAGGCAGCTACTTTCATAACCACCTGGCATAACTTAGTTTGATAACGTAAACCGTTATCCTTTGTTAGCAGCTTTCGTAACAACTTTCTTGGCAGGTTTGTTTCCTGAAACATCTTCGAATACAGAATATTGACGATCAACTTTTTTATTGAAAACTTGATTCCATACTTGAGATGCTACCCAAACACCCATACCAATCGCCACGAATGGCCACCAATGCTCAAGAAATGTCCAGGCCGATGCCGGCAAGAATTCTTGTATTACTTGACTGATAATCGGCATCAGTACACATACAAGCAATGTGCCAGTCCACTTAGCCCATATGGGCAAACCAATGAACCATGGCCATTCTTTTAGCATCAGCGAAAGCACGATGCCAATCAGCACTGGCGATCCCAGCAGTACAACGACTTCCATAAACGTTTTCGGAATTGCGATATCCATATTTACTCCTTTGTTTGTATGAATATATACTTACGAAACAGGAAACTTGACATTTATCCCGGCAAATGCAACTATCACTTGCGCATACATTTCCTCCCCAATCACTGCTTTCAAGTCCGTAGTAAGAGACATCTCATCAGTGACTGTGCTTTGCTTACAGAAGCCTTGATTGCT